ACAAAGCATTAACAGCAACACCCGGATCAACCGTACTAGCATCAACCTGCGCCAAATTCGCGTCCATAGCACGCGGCGCACCAGCATTCACAGTAGAAACCACCGTCAACATACCACCGTCTGCCGCATCATGCGCCACTGGCGCTGAACTACCTAGCGGCAAAGCCACAGAAGCACCCTTCTGTGGAGCCGGTAAACAAGACGTAAAATAATCATGGCGCTTACCGCGCCGTAACAAATTAAAATCACCAACAACATCGGGACCATCATCCGTAGGAGTAACAACAGTATTCTGTATGTTCTGGTCCCTAAACCACTCCGTATAAATCAAATTATACGCTCGCAAGTGTAACGAATTAGGATTCCAACCCCCGCGCAATACCAACGCGGGAATACCCATATAATCGTACACACTACCAGTCGCGAAACTCGCTCCTCCATCCGCCGCAACCTGCGGAATCGTGAACGAAATCGAATCGCCAGGATTCGTCTGTTCACCATTAAACTTCTTCCAATTATCCCATAACAAACGATTAGGAACGAAGAAGAAAAACGTATCAATCATCATATTATCCATGATCGGCTTCAATGGCGTAGCCAGCCGACAAAACGCACTAGTGCGTAGATTGAACGTATCACCAGGCAAAGCCTCATCACAATAAAACGGGATTAACCATCCCGCATCAAAGGTCGTTTTGTAACCAAACGACCTATCAAACCGCGAACGCTGAATCTCAGCCCGCGGAACCTCAGAAAACTTGTGAGTACCCATCACAGATCTTTTCTTCGACATAATAATCAAGCCTCCAACACCACAGGTGAAACTACAGGCTTCACAACATACTGCAGAGCATTACCCATCGAATCCGGCGTAATCGCCTTCAGCTCCCCCGTCGATTGATCGAAAGAACCAATCTGAAACAACGTGTAATCCGCCGCATGACGGCTAAACCCAGAATCTTCCTGATTCACAGCATCTGCAAAAGAACGAATGGCCATGCCCTTCGTATCAAAAAACATAGGCGGCAAATACGCTTCCGCTGCCGCATCAAAAATAGCAAAAACAATCAACATAATCAACGCTCCCTATAAAGGTTCAACTTCGACTCAGCACACACCTCACGCACTCGCAAACGCGCAGGCGTCTCATCCTCACGAGACCTACAAAGCCTCCGCTCCTTAAACACCTCAGACGCCACCTCCGGGGACGAAACTTCCAATAACTTATCATAAAACCTCGGGGGCTTACTAGCCACACCATTGATTATAACTTCATCGGACGGAAAAACATCCGCCGAATACAACTCATACCAACCGGCACCGACACCGGGCCGACGCGACATAGTCGCAAACTCCGGAAGACGAGAACCTAACTCACCTGTCTCCGGATCAACACACTGGTAATGCTCTAACGCACCCTTACCAGTAATCTTCTTAACACAATACCGCGCCACATACGCGGCGCTATCAAACGTAAGAGAACCAATCTCCGACTGACCAAACGTCCATACGGACTCAAGTAACGGAGAACGAAAAACACTATGGCCTCCTCTCGTAGTCCATAACACCTTATCAGGGAAATCAAGGCCGAATAAACACGCATGATAATGCGGACGGCCAAACTGCTCGCCATACTCGCCACAACCAAAAAAGCGGACCTTACCGGCCCGCTTACGCAAACGCTTAAAAAACTTCTGCCAATCGTCCATCAACAAGGACCCAAAACGAGGCACATGCTCATCGTCATACGTCAACGTAACAAACGAATTATCAGCATACAAAGAAGCCTCGTGCATACAACGGACCGCCCACTGACGGGACCGCTCCAACTTACAACCAATACAACGCCCACAGGGCACACGCATAGGCAAACCAATAGACTTATGCCTAGCAAATACTAAACCCCCCGAAGGGCTACGAAACCCCTCGAGGGGACGAAAACACGGCACTACAAACGAATCCCGCCACGCATCGGCCGGGCTCGACTGCCGTTCTTACGATGAGACTTAACCGCGCCCTTCGTAAAAGACCGCTTCGACTTACGTCGACTCATCTTCTGTCGCCTAGCCATAGAAACACCTCCAAGTACCGTAGACAGTACAAACAAGACACGAGTATACTACTCCTCGTGTCCACACACCGCAAGGGCTATGTCAAAATCATTACATCACATTAAAACCGCACGCACGAAACACGCACGCGACCATAAACACTAGCATAGACCACTAGACACAGCCCACGCGGCATGTTATAATATAACAACTCAAAAACGGAGGAACCATGACAGACTCCCTAGAAACGCTGCAACACCAATTACAGCTCAAACTACATCGACAGGCTAACGCCGTCGAAATCACAACACAACAACTGGAAGACGTTCGAGAACTCATCCAGCATAAACAAAAAAAGGAGGGCCCACCAAAGTAGACCCTCCAATCGTGACACAAAAGTGTCACTCAGCACACTTACATCAAGTACCAAGTGTGCCATCCGGATCCGGCTCAACAGCCGGGTCCGGAATCACGTCAGGAGGCGTCTTATCGCCCTCACGCTCGTCCCGAGCTCGGCCACGCCTATCGCCAAGGACCTCCAGGCCTAAGGCCCTCAGATCCTCTTCAGAGGCGCCTGACTCTAAATACTCCATGAACGACACAGCGTCATTATCGAACCGCGATCGAACAACCGCGGGTAAACCCACGAAATATTCCTCAACCGATCGCACATGCTCAATAGCAGACCGATAATCGGTCAACTCAGAAACATCAACGAAATCCGGTATACCTGCACTCACGTGCGACATAAAACCCGTCTTCACATATTGAGCCATAATCAAATTAATATCACACTCGTCACGCATCGACTGCTTCGCACGACCCTTACCACAGGTAATCCGCGTATCCTCGACACCGTACATAGACATCAGCGACCTCCAATGGGATTAAAGAAACCACGACCGCCCAGAACCATCTGGCGGATCCGATCAATAAAAGCCCCAGTCTTACCTAACTGGGACACATCAACACGCGCCGCGTTAATCAACGACGGCAACTGCAACTCAAAAATACGCCTCTGCAGCACCATCAAATCCTGGTCCTTATAACTACGTTGCGTCTGCGCCGCATAAAACGCAGCCTGATTAGCCTCAGTCCGAGACTGATTATACATCAACTCACGCTGCGACTCCATAGACTGCAACTCAGAACGCATACGACGACCAGCCATAGCACTAGAACTAGCAGCTCCAAGCTCGCTCTCCATACGAGCACTCGCACCACCAGGTGAGGAACCACCACCTTGCTGAAACGCAAGCATAGGATTCAAACCAGCGGCTCTCATATCCTTCATAGACCGCTGATAAGCCGTCGACGACATACGCTCCTGAAAAGCCATCTGCTCACGCGCCATTGCACGATTCGCTTCATTCTGGCTACGCGTACCAAAAAAACTGGCAAGAGCGGGAATCCCCGCACCAATCGCAAGGCCAGCCGCAACCGGCAAAGCCATTAGAAATGGTCAATCATGCCAGGAACACCATAGATCGGCATAGGCCGCGCACACTTCAGCGTCGTAAACGAATCAAACAAAAAATGCGGTTCCGAAGGAACCGCAATAATCCGGTCAATCGGCGGATTCTCAACGATGAAAGCATCATCCAACGTCGGAGCCCCAGCAAACTCCTGGGACAAATGCCAAATCTCCAACGTACCTACCGCCGCAGACCGAAACAAACCAGTAATCTGAGACGGCTTATACCGATACTCCGCGTACCGCTCCTGGTAACCAAACACCGTCTCATTAGCAGCCAACACATTGTTCAGGAAAATTTCCTTCTGCAAAACAGCCTGCTCACCAATATGAGCTAACGCAGGCCAATAATAATCAAAACGAGTCTGCCGACTCCACATACGGTCAAGACCCTGCTGATAAGTTAAATCAGCCCTGACCGAAACAAGACCAATAAGCACTCCGTGCTCAGTGAAAGACTTCACAAAACCATGTCCTGAAAAAGAAGCCGTACCATAACCGGCTAACTCACCCTGATTCTCCGTAGCCGTCGCCGAAGTATTCGGAACAGGGTGAATATTAACAGGACTAGAACCGCCGCCTAAATACTCAGGACGCTGCAAACGAGCGTCCGGCGACGTAACACCAAAATGCGCGCGAATAATCTCGGTGTAACGAGTACCACCACGAGCATCGCGCTCCTGAACCTTCTGAATCTGGAAAGCCTGACGAAGCTGATTAATAGTAGCCGCCGTAGCCGTCGACAAATCAGCATACAAAGCATTAACAGCAACACCCGGATCAACCGTACTAGCATCAACCTGCGCCAAATTCGCGTCCATAGCACGCGGCGCACCAGCATTCACAGTAGAAACCACCGTCAACATACCACCGTCTGCCGCATCATGCGCCACTGGCG